GAGTTCGTGGGAATGGAAGCCTCCAACGAGTTACTCGGTTGCTTTTTTATTGTTGTGCCATCTGTCACCACGTTCTGCATGGATTCGTGCGTGACAAGACCTACATAAAGAAATCAGATTGCTTCTATCGTGTGTTCCACCTTCTGCCAGTGGTTTGATATGATGCACTTCTTCTACTTCTACAAGAATGCCTTTCTCAAAACACCTCTCGCAAAATGGATGTGCCTTCACGTAGCTGTCACGTATCCTCTTCCATACCCGACCATATCGTTTCTTAGTCTGTGGATTGCGTTCATACTTTTCATAGTTATGGTTGTGTAGTTTTGTATGCTCATCACAATATCTTCCATCAGTCAGTTTTGGACATCCGGGATGGGAACAGGGACGCTTTGGTTTCCTTGGCATTCACTCACCTCCCGTTTTTAGGCATAAAGAAAGCCCTCACGGTGGGGCTGCCACCATGAAGGCTGTTCCTTTATCCTTTTCGCTAGTTTAACAATATCAGATTTTGAGTTGGACATTTACGGACATTTACGGACAACTTACATGAGATAGCGCTTTGTCATGCCACCTACGTACAGTTCGTTCATCTGCACAAAGCACATCTCCTATCTGTGACCACGTACAATTTTTAATGTAACGGTAGACAAGAACTATCTGCTCATCCTTATTTTCCAACATGCTGATGGTTTCCATGATTTCTTTCTTCAAAACCAACAGCCGCTCTAACTTCTCCATGTACTCTCGTTCCTGCTCATCTATCTTCTGGAGTGTTTTAATATAAGGGGAATCCGTATTCTTGGTTGCATTAAAATGCTCTTCGAATCCGGGACTTGAAACCGTTGTGGATAACTCCCTTAAGGTTTCAATCTCCTCCTTCAATATGATAATCTCCTGCTCCAAACGGTATGCCCGACTTAAATACTCTTTTGCTGTCATGAACCAACCTCCTCGTCCAATTTCTTAATCAGCATTTCGGGGTCGATTGCTGTCAGCTCTCCAAACCAACCGGAACGAAAGAAACATAGCACTTCCTCTTTCCTAGCCTCCGCGTCTTTATTCTTTCTACCCTTCGATAGTTTCTTAGCGGCATCTCTGTAATCCTTAACAGCCTGCAAAATAATGGCATTCGCAAGTCTTGTGTATGGATTATCCTCGTGATTACTCTGCATAATCAACACCTCCGAAAATATGAAATTTTCCCTTGGATTTACTCTGATTGACTCTGATTTAGGTCAGCCTTAACCGCATCGATTAAAGCAGCCTGTGTGTTGTCCTTTTCAGACAAGGCCTGCATGATTCTTTCATCAATAGTGCCTTTAGAAATGATATGGATAATTTTTACCGTTTCGGATGTCTGTCCTTGCCTCCAAAGTCTGGCAACCGTCTGCTGATATAACTCAAGCGACCATGTGATTCCAAACCACACCATAGTTGCTCCACCGCTTTGGAGATTTAATCCGTGACCTGCTGATGCCGGATGGATAAGAGCAACAGGTAACTCTCCTTTATTCCACCTTTCAATGGATACATCTGAATCTAAACGTTGATATGTAACTCCCAACTTTTGTAATCTTTCCTCGATGCGGATAAGATCATGCTTATACCAATAAGCCACCATCAGTGGTTTGCCATTTGCCGCTTCGATGATATCTTCCAGTGCATCCAGTTTTCTTTCATGAAAAGTAAGATAAGATTCTTCATCGGTATATACTGCTCCGTTAGCCATTTGCGACAATTTCCCAGAAAGGGATGCAGCGTTGGATGCCGTAATCTCTCCTCCCGGCAGATTCAATACCAGTTCCTTCTTTAACTCCTCATAGGTTTCCAGTTCATTCACACTAAGGTAAACAGGATATTCTGTACTGATAAGTTCCGGCATTTCCAAATAGTCTGTTGCCTTCATGGAAATGGTAATGTCCGAAATCTTATCATAGATTGTCTCTTCCGCACCCGGTAGTAACTTATAGGAATACACGATGTTTCCATTTACCCTATCTGGTTTAAAATAATTCAAACGGTACTGACTGATAAACCTTCCAAGTCTGGCACCCATATCAAGCACCTTAAATTCTGCGAACAAGTCCATCAATCCATTAGAGGATGGTGTTCCGGTAAGTCCCACAATCCTTTTCACTCCCGGTCTTACTTTCATAAGAGCGCGAAACCTCTTTGCCTGCCAGTTCTTAAAGGATGACAACTCATCGATTACTACCATGTCATAGTCGAAAGGCTCTCCACTCTGCTCTATCAGCCAAGGCACATTCTCACGGTTGATAATATAAATATCTGCATCCTTCTTCAGCGCCTTTATCCTTTGTGCAGCTGTTCCTACCACGATGGAATAACGTAGGTCTTTCAAATGCTCCCACTTTTCAATCTCTCCCGACCATGTGTGCTTTGCTACACGTAGGGGTGCAATAATCAAAACCTTGTCTACCTCAAAGGACTGATACATCAAATCCTTAATGGCTGTTAATGTAATGGAACTTTTACCCATTCCCATATCAAGCAATATCGCTGCAATGGGATTATTCTTTATAAATTCAATAGCGTACCGTTGGTACTCATGCGGATTGTATTTCATCAATAATTCCTCCAATCTGACTCTGGCTGTCTAACACATACACACGGAATCCCAATCTGCGAAGTAACTTATGCCTTGAAAGCTGTAACCGTCTTGGTTCTTCTCCCGGTGCTTTCACTTCCACAAAGGCAAACTTCCCATGAGGTAATAAGACGATGCGGTCGGGAACCCCATCAAATCCCGGTGACACCCATTTAGGACAAATGCCGCCCCGCTTTTTGACCTCCGTGATTAACTTCTTTTCTATATCTTTTTCACGCATGCCTGCCTCCCATCAAAATTTCTATGTGACGGTCTATGGTGGTCTTATGTAAAAGTTCTCTATAAGGCTTTTTTTTACCCATTTTTGCCCTTAAGGGAACTTTTGTATAAGAGTGTCATAGACCGTCATTTTTTATATTTTTAATGCTCTTTTGACTAAAGTTTTTCTGAATGTAAGTCACGACCTACATCAATGACTTACACTCGACCTGCACACGCACTTAATCAAAATCTTCCATTTTGACCTGCACGCCATACACAAAACTACCTTTAGAGGTCCTTCTGCGCTCATATCCTGCCTGTGTAACAGCAGCATAAAAATCGGTGGTACTACGCACATACTCTCCGGTGCGTAGGCAGTATGCTCTGTACTCCTGATAGAAGTCCCCCGATTTCTGACAATAGGAAGGGTCTATTTCACAGCATTCACTGATAAAAATGCCAAGCCAGTCGTTATCCGCTTTGTAGGCTTTGATGGCTTCATGTACGATGAGCGGTCTGTCAAAATTGAAATCTTCATCATAAGCTTTCTTGGCACCCTCTATAATCCATGTCATGATTGCGGGACCAGCATTTTTTAACAGATAGTCCGTGTAGTTCTTGATATCCGAATTTCCAGTGATTTTTGCATTGAATGGAATTACGATTAATCTCCTCCACAAGCCATCATCACTAGCTCCTACCTTCGGTAAATGGTTCGTATAAAGCGTAATGGTATGGGAAGGCTCATACTTGAATGGATCTCTATATTTGCGCTCGGCATAGATTTCATCCGTACTACAAAGTTGCTTTACTACCGCAGAATTCAGTCGCATTCCCTCTTCCGTTTCCGATGCAATGATGAGACGCTTACCCTTAAGTTCTGCCATCTCCGGCTTTACGTTTCTTTTGCATCCAACGGTAAGTGCCTCGGCAGATAACTTGCCGCTATAAGTACCAAGCACTTTAGCAATCGTATTAAAAAAGGTTGATTTCCCGTTTGCACCGGAACCTACCGCTACCACAAGATGCTCTTGGTACACTTTCCCAAATGCCGCCAAACCAATAATCATCTGCACATAATCAATAAGCTCTTGGTCACCGCAGAAAAATAACTGCAATGCATCAAGCCACAAATCCATTCCCTCATCTCCCGGTGCGCATATAGTCATCTTCGTGATAAGGTCATCCGGATTGTGTTCCCTAAGTCCTGCCAGTCCTTTGGTAAGGTCATAGGTTCCGCTCGGTGTATTTAAGAAATTCTCATCCTTATCGAGGTTCTTCACATCAACAGCAAGCATAGGTTTTGCTGTGTTCAATGTCGCTGTTACATACTTCCAATCTCTGCGTTTCATAACAAATGTCAGGTACTGCTGTGCTGCAAGCAGGGCAAAGTACATAGGCATCTGTGCTGCCTCCAGCTCTTTTTCTATCTTCTTATTGCCTGCTTTTACGGTTTCTTCTGCTACTCCACTATCGATGAGTGCTTTCTTGGCTCTCTCTACCGCATCCTTAGCATCCACAAGTTGTAAATCCAAGAACTCCTCCACAGCTCCAACAGCAAGCTGTCTGTCTTCAATCCAGCGCTGACCGTCATAACGAAGAAAATCCGTGGCGTCCGAGTATCTAAGTTCGTTTCCATACTCACGAGTCAGAACCTTCGCTTCTCCAATGTCAGAATAGTCATCCGGTTTTAAAGAATCCGCACCACCACCAAAATCATCGTTATAATCTGATGGTGGAACGTAACCGGATTGGTTCTGTACCTTATTTCTGAAAAACTTAAGCGCCGAGAACCAGATAGTGTTCAGTTCCGAATCCTCAAGCGGTGGATCGCACTTTGCAGCTTCATCAAGAAAAATCTGGTGTGCCTTATCTCCCTCGCCATAACGCTTAAGCACCCTTCCTGCGAATCTGGACAAAGTGTTATTACGAGTT